CCCGTCGGGGTCTCCTAGAGCAATTAATGCTCGATGGCATAATGCCAGATCCTACATAAGTAGAATGGACGTCTCCTAGCGATGAACTACCTGCCACAAGCTCGAGACCAAAGGGTAACGAACACCAAAACGGTCGAGAATTTAAAAACCGGAGAAATTAAAACCTCCGAAAATTCCTTTACCGTAAAGGTTGTTCGTACCTCTGGTTTGCCGAGCAAAGTGAATGGTAAGTTCCGTAATGGGTGGTTAAACCCAACTCCCCGCTCTCGCTGGTCTTCCTCCAATACGGTGCCTATCGGCAACTATTGGCGGGAATATACCACGCTTGGTGTGGAGTATAGAGAGACTAATAGTATCATTTCTTCCTTCATCAATATAGGATCCGTTATGGATTCTAATTGTGCCCAGTTCCCTTACAATGAAAGCGTAAACCTACGCAACAGAGTACGGGCTGAGGTTACCAACAAGTTATCTGACCAGAAAGTTAATTATGGCCAGGCTATCTTAGAGGCGAAGGAATCATTTGGTACTATAGCACAGACGCTCACAAGAGTTCTGCGTTCTTATCGCGCCCTTAGGAGCGGTAATGTGCAGAAGGCTTTCAAGTACCTAGCTATAGATCGCGGCCATAAGCTGAAATCGAAAGATTTCGGCTCTAGATGGTTGGAGCTACAGTTTGGTTGGAAGCCTCTCTTAAGTGACATTTATGGCACTTATGAGCTCTTACAGGACGGCCTTAGACGTGGTTACTTACCTCTACGCGTCGTCCGAGAGTTAAAGCAACCTTTTCAATATGAAAAGGTTACGTCTGTGTCTGGTGAACGCTCGATCTCGACTATAAAGGTACTCTTAGTCACAAAATAGTACTTTGGTACTATATTGATGATGAGTTATTATCCTGGGCTTCAAGCCTTGGATTACTTAACCCCGCGCAATTAGCGTGGGAGAAGCTACCTTTTTCTTTCGTAATCGACTGGGCGCTCCCGATTGGGACGTTTCTCTCGGCTGCTACAGCCACCCTCGGTATTAAAATACTTTCAGGGACTGAGACGACTCGTTGCGAGTACCGCTGCACTGCTACATGCCACTACTATGAATCTTCTGCTGAGTGTCAAGGCGAGGGTGTTGGCTATAAAAGAATGACGTTATCGTCATTCCCGTTAGTCTTACCCTATGTCAAGTCACCCCTCAGTGGATCTCATGTAGTTTCCGCATTAGCTCTTTTACAACAGTTACGTAAGTAACACAACCCGGTAATCCACAAATGGCAACTTTCGTTCCATTCGTTCTCGTCGATAATGGCGGAACAGGAAATATCACCGTTAACCCTGCAAGTCTCTCTAACGGAGTAGCTGAATGGGTTTCCTCAGGCAGCCGCAGTCAAGCTTATCGCGCGACTGCAAGTATGCGCCTGTCTAATCAGAACCAAAAGATGACCTTCAAAGTCGAGGTTCCGAAAGTTGATACGCAAACTGTTAATGGCGTACAACTTCCGGTCACGGCTTGGAAATCAATTGGTGATATCACCGTAAGCATTCCTGCTTACGCGTCTGACGCTGATCGTGCCCTTATTGCGAAAGCATATATTGGCATGTTCAAGGCCGGTAACCCGGCTAACGTCATGATTACCTCGGGCCAAGGCCCATGGTAAGGATATAGGAGTATGTCTCCATCTGATCATTTACATGAGTATAAACCATGCAAATCAAGACTTCTACTAGGATTAACCAGCAGAAGAGGAAGCCAAAGCCATCACACCGTCAAAACGGTGTTTGTCTGGCTACTTTTAGCGATCTCTCTCAGCAAATACACTCTGGCCTTTCAGCAATCAGTTGTGGATCACCTGATCCTCATTCTGATGACTTTTGTGCCTTAGCTTACCTTAGCGTTACTCTGCTAAGCAAGCACCCCGGTTTATCCGGGGGTGTAGACCCTGAGACACGTCAGCGTTTAGCAATAGCTAAACTAAAACGTGCGAATGACCTTTGTGATCAGATCAATGAGTTTGGTTATCGTCCTTATATTGAGGACGCCATCTTGAACAGTATTTTATTTACTGCCAAGAACCTTATCGGTAACTTGTTGAAAGGTTTTGAAGGTCACTGCTTACAAGGTGTTGGGTTTTCCAACGGGGCCTCACAAGGGTTCAAGCGCCAGGATGGCGCGCCTTATAAGAAGTTCGCTGGAAAGGCAACCGTTACGCGTGAGGTGCTCCCCTTAGCTATAGACTTCGTTAAGACGTCAGTAGTTTGGGAGGAGCTTCTTACGCGCCGCTTCGGCCCTGAATCTCAATGGTTCAGTGTCGTTGACGGTAACGGTCTATTTACAGTTCCTAAGAATAATGAGATCGACAGAGCTGCCTGCAAGGAGCCCTGTATGAATATGTTCTTTCAGCGCGGAGTCGGGTCCTTTATAAGAACTCGGCTCCGTACTGTTGGAATTGATCTTAATGATCAGACGCGGAATAATCGACTCGCTTGCGCGGGAAGCCTTGATGGCTCCTTAGCTACGATCGATCTTTCCTCGGCAAGCGATAGTATCTCTGACCGTTTGGTCTGGGATCTATTGCCTCCTGCGTTATATTCATTTCTTGATCTAATCCGTTCGAAAAGGATCTCGAAAGAGTCTCCTCTAGGATCGTGGAAACACGCATTATTCTCGACAATGGGTAACGGGTTCACCTTCGAGCTTGAGTCCATGATTTTCTGGGCTATTGCTAAAAGTTGCACTCTATACCTTAACGTCGACTGCACTAACATCGGAGTCTACGGGGACGATATAATTGTCCCGTCTGAAGTTTTCCCATTGTTACATGACGTACTCGGTGCTGTAGGCTTTACTCTTAATACTGAGAAAAGCTTCTACACTGGTCACTTTCGTGAATCATGTGGAAAACACTTCTTTAGAGGCACAGATGTTACACCATTTTACATAAAACAACCTGTGGTGAATATAGAGAGGCTTATGCTTCTCCTTAATCGCCTTAGGTCGTGGGGAGTTATTTCCAACATATCGGATCCGCGTCTCTATGAGATCTGGAAAAGCTATGCTGTAAATGTCCCATCCATGTATTATGGTGGCCAGGACTGTAACACGGGGTATTCCCTTGTTACAGGACATATTCCACGAAAAGAGCTTCGTCCGATAAGCGTTCGAAAGAAATATTTCGACGATTATGAAGAATACGGTCGCCTTTGTGCAGCACTTAGCACGCCGGCGGCTCGTATAAATCACTGCCTCTCTAACGATTATTTCGTTAGTTGGGCAGATTGGACTAGTTATCTTCGTTGGAGTGCGATGAATCCTGAATCAGCAAAAGATGCTGTTGAGGATACGCGCACGGCTGCAGGTTTCGCTACCAAGCGAAATAGGAGTTGGATAGTCACGGTTCCGAGGTTTCCACAGGAAATCTTGGGTACGGCGACGCCCCCAACAGGTTATGGCATGAATGCCTAACTCCTGAAGGAGGATGACAGTAATCTGTCGATCATCGTAACCGATGTGGGTCTGTTCGAAAGAGCAGGATCGTTGTAATCAACGACCTCGAAAGAGGAC